GGATAATGGTATTCATCATTTGATATCCATGTACCCCACTTTTTTAAATAGTGTTTACGGGCTTTTAAAGTCATATCATGGAATTTTTTATCTGAGGTAACTTTTTCAACACCATCTTGAAATTGTCCCCCTCTACAGGTTAAATGATAAACATAACTTTCCCATGTTTGGATTAAAACAAAATCATTAATAATAAACCTATTAAATATATCTGAGTCTTCATGGTATGAATGAAAATTAATATCATGCATCCCCATTTTTATAATTTCTTTTCTACGAATTGCCCAAGGAGCAAATATGCCTACTGTTAATTTATCTTTATTTTCAATTAATAATTTATCAACATAATCATTAAATGCTTGCTCATCAAAATCTTCAGGATACATACCAAACCCTTTTACGATTTTTTCTTTACCTTCTGGGTGTAAAGGTGGTTCTATTCTAGTTCCTGCAACTACCGCTCCATGATTATGTTCTAAATGTTTAACTATATTTTTGTCAAAATCTTTAGCCATGTACATATCAGCATGAAACATACATACATAATCTTTAGTAGCTTTTTCTATACATCTATTATAACCATAAGCTATTCCCTTAGGTTCATCATCTTTATTTTTTAAATATGTTACATTATTTTTAGTACACCATTCTGTAGTACCATCATTGTCTCCATCAATGTAAACTATAATTTCATTATCAGGATAATGACTATTTTTTCTTATAGATAAAACACTATTTTTTAAATAGCGTAAATTATTTTTACTTGGTATACAAAAACTTATCATATTAAAACATAATATTTTTGCTTATGATATTGTAAATGACAAATACCACAAGTAATTAAATTTTTAAAACTAGGATCATGTATGTCTTGTTTTATTACATTAGATATTAGTAACCTAAATACACTAGGAGGTATCATATCTTGCTTTACTAAATTATTTCTAATACCCATAATTCCAGTTTCTTCTTCACAACAAACAAAATACCCATTTGGACAAACACTATTATCATTTTCCCATTCTAAATGTCTACGTTCAACCTCTTTAATATCATAAATAAAATCAATTTTACTTACATCTACAAAATAAAAATTAGTTTGAGGGAAATAAGTATTTTCATAAATTTCTTGTATTTTAAATCCTTTATCTCTACATCTAGCATAACCAATACCATTTGTATAATGAAAATCAGCATTTGGATCTAATTGTAATTTTAATGCTTCATTAAATATAACCATGTGATCCATGGTTTTACAAACTCTTTTATAATTATATTTTTTACATAACTGAATTAGTGTTTCTTCTTGTTCACATAATGATCTAACGTTTTCATAATTGGTTTTATTATGAATAAATTCTACA